GACGAGGAATACTACGAGGATTTGGTGGAGTTCGTGGGGAATCTGCCGATTCGCTCGTTGATCATTGACCCGTCGGCGGCGTCGTTTATTACGCTGGTGAGAAAAAAAGGCCGGTTCCATGTGCGAAAGGCCAAAAATGACGTGCTGGAGGGTATTCGGAACGTGGCGACCGCGCTGGCGACAGGCCGGATCAAATATAACGATTGTTGCAAAGAGACGTTCCGCGAGTTCGCTTCTTATGTCTGGGACCAGAAGGCGCAGGAGAAGCGCGGCGAGGATGCTCCGCTTAAAATGAACGACCACCATATGGATGCCGACCGTTACTTTGTGAACACGGTCGTGATGCGGGATTCCGCAATATCTTTCGCGTAAAGGCGGTGAGACTGTGCCGACGTTGACTGACGAAATCATTGAGATCATCGAATCCGGGGCGAGCGGCGCCCTGACGATGGAGCAAATCATCAAGCTCGAAATCGACGAGTGGATGGCATCGAACGAGCGCCTTTTGATGCTGACCGGCCAGCGATATTACGAGGGCGATGCGGACATTCTGGGCCGCAAGCGCATGGTCGTGGGCGAGGATGGGGAGCTGATCGAGGCCGAGAATCTTGCGAACAACCGTCTTGTTCATAACTTCGTGCGGAAATTGGTCGATCAGAAGGTCGGCTATCTGCTCGGGTTGCCGCTGACTGTCCAGACGACGAACGAGGAATACCAGAAGCGGCTGAACGAGATTTTCAATCGGGCGTTCCTGCGGATGCTCAAGAATCTCGGAAAAGAAGCCATCAACAAGGGAAAGGCGTGGCTTCACGTCTATTACAACGAGGATGGAGAGCTTAGCTTCAAAAAAATTCCCAGCGAGGAAATCATTCCACTGTGGCGCGACGCGGCGCACACGGAGCTTGACGCTGTTATCCGTGTATATGAGGTTGAGACGTTCGACGGCCCGACGAAGAAGATCGTCACGAAGGTCGAGTTTTGGAGCAAGGAAGGCGTTCAGCGGTACGTTCTCGATTCGGGAATTCTTTACCCGGATGTGGAAGCGGGAGAGTACGCGCCGCATGTCATGCTTGATCGCGGTGACGGAAACGCGGAGGGCTACAACTGGGAGAGGATTCCGTTTATCTGCTTTAAGTACAACGACGAAGAACAACCGCTCGTGAAGTTTGTGAAGTCGCTGGTCGATGACTACGACAAGCACACAAGCGATAACAGTAATAACCTTGAGGACTTGCCGAATAGCACCTATGTGCTTCGCAATTATGACGGAACTAATCTGGGCGAATTCCGTCGTAATCTTGCTATCTACAGGGCCGTGAAGGTGTCCGACGACGGCGGCGTGGACACGATCAACCTGAATATCAACGTCGAGGCCTCCGAGAAGCATTTGGACCGTCTGCGGAAGGACATCTACGAGTTTGGCCGGGGTGTGGACACGCAATCGGAGCGGTTCGGAGGCGACCGGTCGGGCGTGGCGCTCAAGTTCCTCTATGCTGATCTCGACATGGACGCCAATATCATCGAGACGGAGTTTCAGGCGTCGCTGGAACAACTGCGTTGGTTCATCGACACGCACCTTGCGAATACGACCGGAGCCGATTATTCCGGTGAGCAGGTGGATTTCATCTTCAATCGCGACATCATCATTAACGAATCCGATGTGATCAACAATGCGAAGTCCAGTGTCGGCATTATCTCGGACGAGACGATCATCGCAAACCATCCGTGGGTGACCAATGTTCAGTCCGAGCTGGAGCGCATTGAGGCCCAGCGCCAGCGTGATATGAACGCCTTCGAGAATTATCAAGGCTTCAGTGAACAGGGGCAGGCGCAAGAAGACGGCGCGCAGGCGGGCGAAACTGAATGACACCGGACCGTGAGTACTGGCGCCGCCGAAGCGAGCAAGTCGCTCTGATGCAGTATGAAAAGGCCGACCGGTATGCCGAGCGCCTTCTGAAAGAGTATCAGAGGGCGATCCGAAGGATCGAGCGCGACATCGAAGCCTTTTACGCCCGGTACGCGGTCGAGAATCAGGTCACGATGGATGAAGCACGCCGTCTGCTGACAGCCGGGGAACTGCGCGAGTTCCGCATGACGCTGGAGGAATTTATCGAGAAGGCCAAAAACAACGTTGATGGCCGCTGGACGCGCCAACTGAACGCGGCGTCGTATAAAGCCCGCATTAGCCGTCTGGAGGCGCTTTTGATCCAGATAAGGCAAGAGGTTGAGGTTCTGCTTGGAAACGCCCACGCGGGCACGCAGGAGCTTCTGGCTGGTATCTACGAGGACACCTACTATCGAACCGTGTATGAGGTTCAGCGGGGGCTCGGGATCGGCGTTTCGTTTGCCCCGCTTGATAGATCGACCATCGAGAAGGCGATCATGACGCCGTGGCTTGGCGAGAACTATTCCGAACGTATATGGGCCAACCGGGATAAGCTGGTGCGTGAATTGCAGACAAAGCTGACGCAGGCGTTCATCCGGGGCGAGGGCGTGGCGCAGACGGCAAAAGACTTGGCCGAGCGGATGCAGGTGTCGTACTCTAGCGCCGAGCGGATTGTCCGAACCGAGAGCAGTTTTGTCACCCATCAGGCGACATGGGATGGCTACAAGGCGAGCGGTGTAGTTGAGCAATACGAGTATCTGGCTACACTGGACAGCCGAACGAGTGAGATTTGCCGTGCGATGGATGGCAAGGTGTTTCGGTTGAGCGAGAAGGAAGTCGGCGTAAACTATCCGCCGCTTCATCCGAATTGCAGATCGACTGTGGTTCCGTATTTTGATGATGAGGATGATCCGGGTGAGCGCATCGCCCGTGACGCTGACGGGGATGTGTACTATGTTCCGGGTAACATGACGTATCGGGAATGGCTCGAGCGCTATGTGGAGGGTCGATGAATCATGCCGATCATGCGTTGTCAGAAAAACGGGAAACCCGGCTTCAAGTGGGGCGAGCGTGGAACGTGCTACACGTACACGCCGGGGGATAGGGCGGGCAGAGAGCGGGCGCGGGAAAAGGCGCTGGCTCAAGGCCGGGCAATCGAAGCGAGCAAGCGGGCCAAATAGGCCTGTTTGTTATTTCCGCCGCTTTGGTATTTCAGGCGTAAAACGAAAGACGCTACCGGACGCGACCGGGTAAAAAGCGCAAGCGAACGAACGGGAGGATGATTTTCATGGACTGGCTCAAGCAACTGCTGGAGCAACACGGAGTTGCCGGGGAGGTGGTGCAGAACGTTGTGGCCGCCGCCGAGGAAAAGCTCAAGGACTTCGTTCCGAAACACCGTTTCGATGAAGTGAACGAAGCGAAGAAGCAACTGGCCGAACAGCTTGCGGAGCGTGACAATCAGCTTTCGCAACTGAAAAAGGCGGCAGGGGACAACGAGGAACTGCGGAAGCAGATCGAAGTGCTCCAGAACGAGAACAAGGAGCGCGAGAAGGAGTATCAGGGGCGCCTGCGGGATATGGCGATCACGACAGCGATCAAGCTGGCCGTGGCTGGCGAGGCGCACGATCCCGATTTGGTGGCGAGCCTGATCGACAAGGGCAAGATCGAAGTAGACGAACAAGGCAACATCAAGGGCGGTCTGGATGACCAGATCAACAGCCTGCGCGAGTCGAAGGCGTTCTTGTTCGTTCCGAAGCAGGCCGACCAGCAGGCGGCGAAGTTTAAGGGGATGAATCCTGCCGAGGGGCGTGAACCGTCGAAGGGCGGGATCAAAAACCCGTGGAGCAAGGAGCATTTCAACTTGACTGAACAAGGCCGGATTCTGCGGGAAAACCCGGAACTGGCCGAACAACTGAAAGCACAAGCAGGAGGTTGATTTTAAATGTCCACGAAGATTGCAGACGTTATCGTCCCTGAGGTGTTTACGCCCTATGTGATTCAGCGCACGATGGAACTGTCGGCACTGTTCCAATCAGGCATCGCTCAACGGACTTCTGAGTTCGACCGGCTGGCAAGCTCGGCGGCGCGTACCGTTCAAATGCCGTTCTGGGGCGATCTGTCGGGCGACGATGAAGTGCTGGACGATAGCACCGCTCTGACGCCGGGCAAGATTCAGGCGAGCAAGGATGAAGCCGTGATTCTGCGCCGGGGCCGCGCGTGGGGCGCGAATGATCTTGCCGCCAACCTTGCCGGTGATGATCCGATGCGGGCTATTGGCGATTTGGTCGCATCGTACTGGGCACGCCGGTATCAGGCCGCGCTGATCGCAACACTCGAAGGCGTGTTCGACGCCGCGAACATGACGACGAACGTCCATGATATTTCTGGCGAAACTGGGGATGACGCCATTATCAGCGCGAAGACGGCTGTGGATGCCGCTCAGAAGCTGGGCGATGCAAAGGCTCAACTGACGGCCATCATCATGCACAGCGCAACCGAGGCGACGCTCAAAAAACAAGACTTGATCGAGTATCTGCCTGCATCTACCAATGGCACGATGCAGATTCCGACGTTCCTCGGCAAGCAGGTTATCGTTGATGATGGTGTTCCGGTCGATACGACTAACGGCATCTATACGACATACCTGTTCGGTCCGGGTGCCGTGGCTTATGGCGAAGGCAACCCGGTCGGTTTCGTTCCGACGGAAACGGATCGCGATTCGCTGGCTGGCGAGGACTATCTGATCAACCGCCGGACGTTCATCCTGCATCCGCGCGGGGTGCGCTTTACGTCGCAAAGCGTGTCCGGTGTATCGCCGGATAACACGGAACTGGCGGACGGCGACAACTGGACGCGGGTGTTCGAGCCGAAGGCGATCCGCATCGTCAAGTTCGTCCACAAGATCGCGTGAGGGTGGCGGCTATGAGTGTTACCGCTTTTAACCGCCGCAGGCGCTTGCTTGCGGCGGCTTCCCAACAAGCCGATGTGAAGGTGATTGAGATCGCCAGCGGCCACGAATACGCCCAAAATGTCGAGCAGACGGGCCGCGAACAGCCGGGAGACGCCCAGCAGGTCGAGAAAGGTGGGCGGAAGCATGGACGAACGTCTCGAAAAACTCAAAATGCTTCTGGGGATCGAGGGAACGAATGATGATGAACTGCTGACGTTCATTCTCGAATCCACCGAGCAGAAAATCCTGAACTACTGCAATATCAAGTCTTTGCCTGCCGAACTGGAAAACGTGCTTGTCGAAATGGCCGCCGACTTCTACGATACGTCCGATGGGGTGCCGTCCAGTTTGCAGGTCGGGGATACGTCCGTGTCGTACCGGAAGGACGAGGACAGTATCATCCGGGAGTATAAGGCTCAACTGCATCGGTTCCGGCGGGTGGCGTGGTCATGAGGCTGGCATACGAATCGCACCGGCGGAAGATCGAACGGCTGTATGAGGACCGGGCTTCGATCAGTCGTTACGGAGAGTACACCGATCCGCATACGACCGAAACGAAGCTCGGTCTTGTTCTTGTTTACGAGAACGTTCCTTGCCGCTTGTCTCGTCTGGGGATGGGGACGAACCGGCAGACCGAGACGGTCAACGAGATCGCCTATGAGACGAAACTGTTCATCAGCCCGGACTATGAGATCAAGCAAGGCGACGTGATCGAGGTTACGCGGGGAACTGTCAAGCGCGTTTACAAGGCTGGTGAGCCTGTCGTTTACTTGACGCATCAGGAAATCAGCCTCCAGAGGGGGGCGAATGCATAATGGCGCAAATTATCCACTTCCGAACGCCTCATGATGACGTGGTTGAGTTGCTGGAAACCATTCTCCAGCAGGCGAAGAACGGGGAAATCGAGGGGTTCGTGATTGCCGCGCAAATGAAGAACGGCGAGATCGCTTCTGGCTGGGCTGGTCTGGACATCGGGGCGAGGCAAAACCTTGTTTCCCACTTGCAAATCGACCTGATGTACCACGTCGTCAAGGTGAATATGGATCAGCTTCTGGGGTTCTGACATGGCGAAGTGGGCGAATTTTGACTTCTCCGAACTTCGGAGGCTGGCCGGGGCGTTCAACAAGGCGCTGGATGATCGCGTCATCGAGCGGTTTATGCGCGACTTCCTGCTGGAAATGGCGTTTCGTGCCGAGCGGAAGATCAAGAAGCGGACACCGGTGAATACCGGTCATCTGCGACGAAACTGGAAGGTCGGCAGAGTTGAACGCCACGGTAATGCGCTCGTGGTGGAGATTTACAACCCGGTTGATTATGCCAGCTTCGTCGAATACGGCTTTCGTTCCCACTGGGTGCCCGGCTACTGGAAAGGCAAGTCGTTCGTGTATGATCCGAACGCTCAAACCGGGATGTATGTCGGCCCGAAGGACGGCTGGGTGCCCGGTCGGTTCATGGCGACCATATCCATGCAGGAAATCGAACGGGAACTGCCGCGCTATCTGGAGCGCCGGGTCATGGAGCTATTGGACGGTATTATGAATGGCAGGCCGCCGAGGAAGGGGTGAGGCGATGCCGGTTGTCGAGATGAATGATATTCGCACCGCTGTCATGCGGCGGCTGGCCGCCAGCTTCCCTGACGTAAAGCGGTACGGCGAAGAAATCCGGCAGGGATTCGAGGAACCTTGCTTTTTCGTTAAGCTGTTGAACGCTTCGCAGATGCAGGAACTGAACACCCGGTACAGGCGGACGCATAGCTTCGACATCCACTACTTCCCGCAGGACAATTCCAACGAGGAAGCGCATGACATGGCTGAAAAGCTGTACGATGTGTTGGAGTTGATCGAGTACGACGGGGTGCAGTATCAGGGCACCGGAATGAACCACGAGATCGTGGACGGGGTGCTTCACTTTTTCGTGGATTATGCGTTCCGCGTCCGGCGCGTGGTTCCCGAACCGCCGAAAATGGAGTCGATGGAACAGGAGGGACGACTCAAATGAGCAAGAAGGAGCAGGAAAAGAAAGCGGGAGCGGTCACGTTCCCGAAACGGCAGTTCCTGAAAGCCGCTAATTTCACGCGGGTCGAGCGCGATGTGCTGGCCGCCATTCTGGAGGACGGCAAGCAGTACACGCTCGATGAGGTTCAGAAACTGCTGAAAGACTTCAAGGCAAGGAGGGTTCAGTAACTATGGCAGGCGGAACGTGGGTTGCTCAAAACAAGGTTCGGCCCGGCCTGTACGTCAACTTTCGGAGTGAGGCGCAGGCTGTCGGCACGCTCGGAGACCGAGGCATCGTGACGCTCCCGGCTGTGCTTTCGTGGGGGCCGAGCAAGGAAGTCGTGACGATTGAGGCCGGACAGAACGTGACGGATATTCTCGGCTATGACATTACGGCGCCGCAACTGGTACTGGTGCGCGAAGCGCTGAAACGCGCCCGAACGCTTCTGCTTTACCGGCTGAATACAGGCACACAGGCGTCCGCGACCATTGGAACGAGTGATCCGGTCACGGTCACGGCGAAATACGGTGGCGTCCGGGGAAACGACATAACGGTGGCTGTGCAGGCGAATGTTGATGATCCCGAGCTGTTCGATGTCATCACGTATGTGGACGGTCGCGAAGTAGACGTGCAGACGGTTGCGAGCCGCGCCGAACTGCAAGACAATGCGTGGGTGACGTTCGGTACGTCCGGCACGTTGGAGGCGACCGCCGGGGTGAATCTGACCGGCGGCACGGATGGCACCGTGACGAACGCCGAATATACGGACTATCTGGCCGCCATCGAACTGTTTGACTTCAACACGCTGGCCGCTCCGGTTAGTGATGCGACACTGAAAGGCGTGTTCGTCTCGTTTGCGCGGCGCCTGCGTGAGGACGAGGGCAAGAAGATTCAGGTCGTTCTGCCGGACTACGCGACCGCTGACTACGAAGGCGTTATCAGCGTCAAAAACGGCGTAGTGCTGTCCGATGGCACGGCGCTGAATAATGTGCAGGCTACTGCATGGGTGGCCGGTGCAACGGCGGGCGCGAACGTCAACCAATCGCTGACGTATGCGGCCTACGACGGTGCTGTGGATGTGGACACGCGCTATACGCATACCCAGATCGTGCAGGCGCTCCAGAACGGTGAGTTCCTGTTCGTGCCTTCGGATGGCCGGGCCATCGTCGAGCAGGACATCAATACGTTCACGAGCTTTACGCCCGAGAAGCGATCTCACTTCTCGAAGAACAGGGTCATCCGGGTGCTGGACGCCATCGGAAATGATCTTAAGCGCATCTTCGAGCAGTTCTACGCCGGGAAGGTTGACAACAACGTTGACGGGCGGAACCTGTTCAAGAACGAAATCGTGAACTATCTGACCGCTCTGGAAAATATCGGCGCGATTCAGAACTTCGATTCGCAGGCCGATGTGACTGTGGTGCAGGGCACCGATGTGGATAGCGTGTATGTCGAGCTGTACGTCCAGCCTGTGGACGCAATCGAGAAGGTCTACATGCAGGTTATCGTTCGCTAAAGGAGGGGTAATATATGCCGTTCATGAACGAAATGGACGCCATCAGCGGTAAGCATGCGAAGGCGTTCATCACGATCAATGGGCAGGTCGAGGAACTTTTCTATGCCCGGTCGCTGGAAGCGACTATCGAGAAGAACAAGACGGATGTGCCGGTCGTTGGAAAAACAAATGTCGGCCAGAAGGCAGTCGGCTGGACTGGCACGGGGACGCTGAATATCTACTACGTTACGTCACTGTTCCGACGTCTGGTGCGTGATTACATCAAGACTGGCCGCGACTTTTATTTTGACTTGACGGTATCGAACGAGGACCCGACTTCTGCGGCAGGGCGTCAGACGGTCGTGCTCAAGAATTGCAACCTCGACAGTGTGATCGCCGCGCAATTCGATGCAACGAGTGACGATCCGCTTAATGAGGACATCTCGTTTACGTTCGACGACTACGACATGCTGGAACAATTTGCGCCGCTTAACTGACGTGGCGCCCGGAAGGAGATAACACATGAGCAATTTGCAGGCGTTTTTTGCACAGAACGCGAAGGCGGAGATTGTCGATGAAGTGGTCGTTTCCGACCGTTTCAAGGACGAGAATGGCAAACCGATCCCGTGGAAGGTTCGGGCGATCACGGAGTCCGAGAATGAACAGCTTCGGAAGGCGGCCACGCAATACGTAAAGGGTCCGGGTGGCCGCCGGGTGGCTGAAATTCAGCCCGAAGCCTACATGGCGAAGGTTGTTGTGTCGAGCGTGGTGTTCCCGGACTTGAAGGACGCCGAACTCCAGAAGTCTTACGGCGTTTTGGGCGCAGAAGATTTGCTCAAGAAAATGCTTCTGTCCGGCGAATATGCGCGACTGGTGCAGGCCGTGCAAGAAATCAACGGATTCGACAAGGACATCAACGAGCTTGTTGAGGAAGTAAAAAACTAATCAAGGAGGGCGATGGCGAGTGGAACTACGCCTACTACGCCCTCCACAAGCTCGGGATCAAGCCGTGGGAACTGGCTGAGTATACAGTCGAGCAGAAGGCCGCGCTGTATGCGATGATCGATGTTCGGATCGAAGCTGAGAAGAAGGCAGAAGCTCAAGCAAAAAAGAAACCATCTTCCCCCAAAAGGCGTAAAAGATGATAGAATGTTGTCAAAAGGCGAATGGAGGGGTTCAGATGGCTGGTGCTTTGCTGTTGCTTCTGCTTCTGGTGGTGGCGGTGTGGTTGTGGCGGAAAGAGGCTCGAGAAGCAAAGCGTCTAGGCGCGAAGCTTTACACCGCCGCCTTCCATCTTCTCGGGGTTCCGGGACTAGAGCCGAAGAAGATCGTGAGGCTGTTCTTTGCCGATGACCGGCTCATTATCCGGTCTGGTAAGCAGACGTTTGAACTGAATTATGACAAGGTGACGGCAATCAAGGCCGCACGCAAGACGGACTTGATACAGAAGAACAAGTCCGTAATCGGTAGAGGTGTTGTTGGCGGAGTAGCGTTCGGTGGTGTTGGCGCTATTGTGGGCGCATTATCCGCTGTCGGCGGAAAAAAGGCGACGAAAGGAAACCTGCTGATCGTCTACTATGAGCCAGACGGGCAGGACGAGCCGCAACCGATGGCGTTCGACTTGAGAAAGACATCGCGCCCGGCGAGATTTGAAAAATTCGTTCTGAGCCAGCGCCCGGAATTGGCCGCGCAGGACTACATAGCATTGTAAATTCACGCCCTTCGGGGCGTTTTTTATATATCTTCGAGGGAAAGGCGGTGAGAGTATGCCAACGGTAACTGCAACACTGAAAATGTTCGACGCTATGACAAAGCCGCTTCAGCAGATCACGAACAGCATGAACCTGATGATCCGGTCGATGGAGCAGATGCAGAAAACTTCCAACCGAAATCTGACGGTTGACCGCACGTTGATCGCGGCGAAAAAACAACTTGCGGCGGCTGAAGCCGGGATTAAGCAAAGCATCGGCGCCGCGAAACAGGCTCAGGACAAGTTCAATCAATCGGTTAAGAATACAAAGCAGTCTGCCGACGGCCTGTCGTCGTCGATTAAGAATTGGGCGACTGGTCTGGCCGCCGCATATCTGACTGTTCAGGGAATTCTAAGCGCTTTGGAATCGGCAGATACGTTCATTTCGGCGCGGGCGCGGCTGGATTTGATCGTCGATGAAGGGCAATCCGTGGACGATTTGCAGGCGCAAATTCACGCCGCCGCACAACGGGCGCGTGGCGATTTTATCGCCATGACCGACAATATTGCCCGTCTGGGGATTCTGGCGAGTGATGCGTTCAGTTCGAGCGGTGAGATCGTCGCGTTCGTCGAGACGTTGCAGAAGGCGTTTACGATCAGCGGCGCCGGGGCGCAGGAACAAGCCGCCGCTATGTATCAACTTTCTCAGGCGATGGCCGCTGGGCGACTGCAAGGTGACGAGTTCCGTTCGATCATGGAGAACGCCCCGATGCTGGCTGACGCGATTGCCCGGTATCTCGGTGTATCGAAGGGCGAACTGCGCGAACTTTCGTCGGAAGGGGCGCTGACGGCTGATATAATCAAGGCCGCCCTATTCTCGGCGGCAGATGATATCAACGCTAAATTCGCGGAAATGCCTATGACGTTCGGTAGCGCCTTTCAAATAGCTCGGAATGAGGCGTTCAAGGCGTTTGGCCCCGTGTTCCAGCAAATGAATGAATGGCTTAATTCGGAGCAGGGCGTGGCGGTCATGCAGGCCATTACGAACGCGATTTATCTGGCCGCCGCCGCCGCGAGTGGTCTGCTGAACGTCTTGACGTGGATCGGTGACACGATTGCGAACAACTGGTCGATCATCGAGCCGATCCTGACGGTCGTGACGAGCGTTCTGCTGGCGCGGATGGTTCAGCAGTTGTGGCGAATGGTCGCCGCGGCGTGGGCGATGGTGCCGCCGCTTTTGGCGCAAGCCGCAGAGTGGCTGGCGATAAACTGGCCGATCTTGGCTGTAGGCGCCGCAATTGGTCTGCTGATTTACGTCTTCAACCAATGGGGCGACGTCGCCGCGAAGGTCATTGGCTTTATCGGCGGGATCATCGGGACGCTGGTTGCGTTCATTTACAACCAGTTCGTCTGGATCGCCAACGGTGTGCTTTCCGTGGCCGAGTTCTTCGCCAACGTCTGGCGCGATCCCATTTATGCTGTCAAAAAGCTTTTCTACGATTTGGCGATTAACGCCCTGAAACAGCTTGAGAAGCTGGCGTCCGGGATCGAGAACATTATCAACAATATTCCCGGCCTGCAAGTGGACATCACTTCCGGGATCAGCAATATACTGAACAAACTGGAAGATGCTCGGGATAGTCTGCAAACCGAAGCCGATGTCGTCGAGCTGATGCGGTTCGAGCCGATGGATTATGCCG